AGCCTGATTCTGCATTTGGGCATTAGCAAGAGATTGCTGATAAGCCTGTGCTTGCGCGGTATTGGCAAATTGAGCGCCTTGCAGACCTTGACCAAATTGTTGACCAAGCGCGGCATTTCCTGCTTGCATACCAGCCAATTGATTTTGGTACATTTGCGAACCGGCAGCAACGCCTTGTTGAATAGCCGAGTTACGGGCTGATTCATACGCTTGTTGCTTTTGCAGGTTAGATTCTTGCATGGCGTTGTTCCACGCTTCCGAACCGCGAGTGATACCTTGGTTAGCTAGTTGATTTTCCAAACGCGATTGCGAGCGTTGAAACTGTGGGTCAAGCATAGCCGTTTGCTGTTGATATACAGCGTTTGTAACATCTTGTTGGGTTAGTTCTGGGCTACCGGCATTTGTTTGAATCTGGCCCAAATTGTTAAACGTGCGATTTTCAATACGGCCAGCGTTAGCACCTGTGGCTAGGCCAATATCAGGTTGTTCAATTGATCGAGCAATACCACCAAGATTAGCGCCTTGGGTATTCAAAGTCGGCGCATTTACGCCAGTTACAAAGTTAGTGGTTCCAGCAGTAGAAACGGCTTGCCCTGGGCTTTGCAGCGGCGCATTGAGTGCGCTTTGCACATAACCCACACCTTGCATACCAACATCCTGCAAGCGGGCGTTCATCGCCACATCTTTGTTGTATGCGGCTTGCTGTTCTGGGCTTAAACGAACCGTTTGAGAGTATTGCGGAGTGCCTTGGATTTCGCCGCGTTGCGTATATTCAACAGAACCATACGGAGTGTATTGGTTAATCATGTTGCCAGCTTGGGCGGCAATTGCAGCTTCTTTATTGCCTGCAGCGGTAGCTTGTGCAGCAGCGGTATAGTCGGGAGCCGGAGGGGGAGAAGAACCTTTACCGCCACCGCCTTCAAGCGTCATTCGGCCAGCAACCTTCATAAAGGCGCGTTCTGGGTACATTCCAAAATGGTCAAGCTGCATACTTCTTCTCCCGAATGAAACGGCAATCAGCCTTCTTCATTGCAAATAAAACTAAATCACCGCCATCATCGTGCATCTCTGGTAAGCGACACACTTCCTTAAAACCTAAGTTTTGGTCATATTTCATCGCTTCTTCATTGTTACTATTAACAACTCCAAGCAATGTTTCTACGCCAACTTTGTTAAACGCATAGTCAAACACGGCAAAAAGTAGTTTTCGCGGTGTGTATTTCTTGTTGAAATTTACCACATGAATCTGGCAAGTTTTACCAAGAAATGAATCAAATCCTATACACCATTCGATTACATTGGTTTCTGGATTGCACCAGAAAATAGCTTGTAAATCTTGTGTTGGCTTGACGAGGATTTCCTTTTGCAAGATTTCCGCAGCAAGTTCTTTTAGTTCCGGCGTAGTTGTGCCGACCAACATGGTGTTTTCCTTTAGTTCGTTGAATTATCACGCTTACGCAGTGCTTTGGCAAGTTTCTTGCCTTTGTCTGCTTCGTTAAATTCTTGTGCTACAGATTGGGGTATTCCTACTTTTGCCGCAAATTCCTTTGAGTGGGCGGCGGCGGCCATGAATTTACGTTGTTTTTCGCTTGTGCTAGGCATTACAGATTACCCCCTGCTTCAACCATTACGTCATAGGAATAAAGTCGAATATCCGAGTATTGCGATTCAATCTGAATATGACACGAACCCCAATACCCCATACCTGATAGATTCTGCCAGCGGCGTTTAATTGATATATTACCGCCATATACGCAGTTATCGTATTCGCCAGTTCCGTAAACCCCAACCGGAGATTGAATGACAATTGGCAAAGTTACCGAATCAGGCGTTAGATTGAAGTCAATCTCCATCTTTGCGCCGTAGGCAATATCAGCAGACGAACCAAGAATCACTCGGCCAAGAGTCCAACGCTTTAGTTGAGATTCAATACCGTAATTCTGGTAAGCGGGGAGAATATCAGCAACAATCATTGCCCCGTTGTCGTTTTGACCATACCAGGCTTTACCTACTTTTCCATCCATTCCCACCCACAAATCATCATTGGCGTAATACCAAGATTGTGCAGGGATTTCAGTCCAACGCGCCCAAGCGCCGGAAATGGTGTTCATTACGTACTGGTATGCCTGCCCATTTTCAATCGGCACGTTGATAAGCAGCATATTAGCGGGTGGGAATAGCAGAATATCCCAACCCTTTAAGTATGCGTAGGTAGAAGTATCTTGGGCTAATTGCGGTTGAATCTTGTCTGATAACTGTAGCCAAGTGTTTACACGGCTAGACATTAACGATTTGCTCATTTGAGCAATACCGTCTTTGTTAATAATTAAAAGGTCGCCACCATATTTACAGGTATGCCCAACCGAACCAGTAGGCGTACCGATATAGAAAACACCAGTTAGGCTCCAAGTGGATGCAGAAGCGGGGTCTGTTCCTGAGTAAACCGCAACTTCGCCCTCAGTAGTAAACACTACAAAATAATCATCCAGACCGGTACCAGCATCAAGCGACCAAGTATCAATCTTGACGATATGCCCACCCTTTGAAAAGATAGGCGCAAAATCGTATTTAACGGCATCTCCGGCGATTTGATCTGTCGGCAGATACCAAGCCTCAAGTGCGTTATCTTGAACGAACCAGAGCCTTCTCTTGTGCGAAATAACGTCTAAAAATTCGGTATTTGTTGGGCCAGCAATCTTGTATGGGCTAGAACTGGTCGTAACTGTGTGCCAAGTCGTTCCATCGTACAAAAGCGCCGAATCAGCATTATTTACATAGTACGAAAAGAACCCGCCGGAAGTCGCAAAATGACAATGCTTAAACTGTGCGCTAGTTAGGTCAGTTACCAACGGTACGCCAGCGCCAGTTTCCGAAATATCATAAATCGTACAATCGCCCTCATCATTTACCGCAGCTAATAGCAGTTCTTCACCGCTTGCCGCATCATAATCCATGATGGTTTCACAAGTACCCGTAAACGTAGCCCATTCCTGCCAACCCTTTCGAACTTGTATTTCTGACGGTAAGCAGAAGCAGTTATCCAGAATAGGGGCGTACTGCGGTTCCATGCTAGGCAATGGGTCGCGCACATTCCACCCGCCAATAGGGGCTGGCAAAGAAATAATGTTGGCTACTTTACGTTTAGCTGGCATATCAATCCTTACGGCGCTGTATTTGCAATCAACAAACCTTCAATCTGCAAACCCACTGCAGACGTGGCAGATGAAGCGCATTGCCATTGAATATCAGATTTTTCCGGATACGGTCTAGGCGTTACTCGCGTTGACAAATAACTAATCGTAAACGGTACATTTCTAATTATATTCGTTATTCCGGTTGGCGAACGTGTGTAAGACCGATAATAAGTTACCGCATTGCTTTTTTGATCTGAAAACGCATTAACTTGAGTCAAGTAAAACGTGTAACCAGCAGGAACGGTGTACAAAGTCATATTGCTACGACCATTGCCATCGTTTAATTGGGCGTAAATTGCAGTCTTTCCGGCGTTTCCAAGAATGATGTTTCCAACTGGATTATTAGATGACGTAGTTACAATAGATATTGATTGAATCCGAAAATAACTATTTGCCGTAGTTACACCAGTTGTTCCATTGGTCAAAGTAATGGTTTCAGATAATGCGTTATAACTTGCGTCTAAACCTTCAATTCTGATTTGTAATGCGGTATCAGAAGCCGAAGTGCTATAAAGCAACATGGTTGATGCGGAAACTGGATAAGTGTAGGTAGTGTTAGCGTCCCACACGGGCATAAACGTGGTTCCCAAGTTTCCCTGATACCCATTAAAGTTTAGATTCGTTACGCCAGGAATTTTCCCCCTGCCAACTTGGGTCTGCCAATCAGCGGAATAGATACTTTGCGTATTCAGAACATCGGGATAGCTAGAAACGATCATACGCGCTCCAATCCGGATGCGGTAATGGTCAATCCAGTTGCAGACCCTACGCCCAATAATGATTCGTTAATGTTCAAAATCTGAAAGCCAGACCATTGCATTGAAGAATTGGCAGGAATCGGGGTTGAGTAAAACCCAAACGCATTAGCAGTTGCAGCAGAACCGATATCCATAGTCAGATTGATTGAAGCGGAAGTTGTGTTAACCACCATTACATCAAGAATGGCAGTTCTACCATCAGGTTGTGCCGTGTAAAGCGTGGTATTAGTGTTATCAATCGCTTTTTGGCATAGGCG